AGTTAAAGTCTCGTCGAACAGGCCACCCTTGATTGGTTTTAAGTTACCCTTCCAATCGACGGTTTCGGTGTTCTGTATTTCACGGTCGCCAGCGAGTTCATTGATATCTTTATCGGTCAGCGCCATGATGTGCGTCTTCGTACCAGTACGCACAGTGTTTACACCCGCGGCTTTGAGTTGATTCACAAACTTCTCGTAGACGTGCGGAACCTTGGGGAGCGGCGGGTCATAGCCAGCCATGAACTGCGCCCAGTACTCGGGGTTAGCCTGCCCACGCACCATCTTGGCGTCACGGATAACTTTGCCAGCGCCGTGAGAAAGCAGCGCGCCCAGATCAAGCATGCCGACGCGTTTGGCGCCCTCGGAGCCGCCTTTGGCTGGCGTACCTTCAGCAGTGTAACTGCCGGTTGAACGACCTTGCCCCTTAGACTCAGCCGTGTGGTGCAGTTTCATAAAAAAACGCGAGCCAGTCAGAATGCCGCGAATCTTCCGGCCGGTTTCTGGGTCCGTGACGTCTTCTTTGTCCGTCATGCCGTGCTTGGCGAGTTCCTGCGTTGCATACTCAATCAAGTCTTTGTCGCTTTCGAAGTCTTTGATCTTAAACGGTTTGCCGGTCTTGGCGGCAACTTTACCCAGCGCCGCCTCTACTATCTGCGCTGGATTTACACGGCTGATAAGACCAAGCGGGCTGACCAGAATTTCAAGAGGATTACCGCCATTGTCTTGCGGCATATGATGATCTGGCACAATCTCGGCGACGACGCCTTTATCGCCAAAACGGCCAGTGATCTTATCGCCCACTTCCATCTGGGAGGTTGATTTGACAACAACGCTTACGCCTTTTTTCGTGTGCTCAACATCGGTGACAACGCCGGGCGAATGGTGGTCCCACGTTAATGTCTCGTTGGCAAAACTACCGGCACGACCCCGATGGACGCGGCCGTACACTTGGTCACGCTTTTTCGCCACGAGTACAAGTGGGTCGCCGTAATTGACGATCGCGCCTTTTTGAATTGCGCCATTGTCGTCAAATTGATCCAGCATCTTCTTGTCGTATTCGCCGGGAAACAGACTCGTGAACGCTTTCTTACCGACGTGGGTATTGTCGTCCCACTCGGCTTCATGCTGATACATATGCTGCGACGTGAGACGCTTCGCGGCTGACTCAGATATCACCACGGCGTCTTCATAGTTACGCCCGCGGAATGGCATGTACCCGACGCGAAGATTTAAACCAAGCGCGGCGGTGCCTTGTTTGTCAGTGAAATTGCTTGTTGCGAGTAACTGCCCCGGTTGAACAACGTCGCCCGGCTTGACAGTCGGGTTCTGTGTCCAGAACGTCTTTCGGTTGAACGGCATATCGTTGTACAAATCGACTGTGTGTTTCTGCCCGTCCTGATCCCGAATCACCATCTCGTCCGGCGTGACAGACTCAACTTTGCCGCCAACTTGAGATTTAATGGCGCCTAGATTCTCGCCCATCTGGTCTTCGTGCGAAGACAGCGGGTCTTCGGCGCGAGCCGACTGCACATGTGGGGCCTCGGCGTTCTCAAGGGGCAGCGCCTGTGTGAACATTCGGCTACCCATGATAACGCGCTGGCCCTTAACCATGCTTTTCATCGGCACCATGTTGGTCAGCGACGAAAACGTGTCGTCCATGTTCGGGACAAGATACTGCGCCTTGGCTTTTGGCACATACGCAAACTTCCCGTTAACGAGGGCTGACACCATGGGCATGTCGCTCTTATCTTCGCCGGGGAAAACCAGCGGCGTCTCGGCTAGTTCCTGCGGCGTCTTATATTCCGTCTGGCCCGTTTTGATATTAATGACTGGTGTGTAAATCTTGCCGTCGGAGCCCTTTTTGGCGCCACGAGCAAACCGCATGTCGACGCCTACCTTGCCGCTTTCTGGCGTGCGCAGGTAGTCGATAAAGCCTAAGTGGCTAGGCTGGACGCTCCGCGACTCGGCAGGGATGGCGTCCATTGAGCCGATGCCGCCCTCGCCTAATCTGGTGACGCGCGTCTGGTGGTCGAAGATTTCAGCCGGGTTGATTTCTTCAAGGCTAGAACCTAAACCAGAGCCGATTAAGGCCGCCGTAATAGACTTGTTGAACACGCCACTCGGAACGTGATCCAACGATTTTTTCGCAGTGGCTTTCCAGAGTAACTGCCGCAACGCTGTCTTATCTTTGACGAACCGTTCTGATATTAAATCTTCAGGGCCAAAGACTTGCTGGTACGCCATGCTGTCTCGATCGTCGGACTCAGCCTCACGGCGATTCACAGCGATGAGTTTTTTCGTGATGTCTAAAATAGCATCCGGCGTCAGGTTCTTGTACGGTTTGCCAAGCGTGCGGGCTGTCACAGTGTCGTCGAGTTCCGTCTTGTTGAACTCAGCCGCAATGGCTTTGATTTTCGACAACTGGTCTGCTTGCGGGTCTGTTTTATAGACTAACCGCTGGTACAACTTGTCGAGCGTGCCCGCGTCGCCTTGTTCCATGTTGACCGCAGTAATTTCGTTTCCCCATGCCTTGCGGATGTCTTGGTCTTGCACGCCGAGCGTTTTCAACAGCGGCATCAGCGGAATCTGCGCCTGTCCGATTTGTATCTTGAACACGCCGGTCTTTGGGTCCATGTAGTACCGGTGCGAACGACCTTTGCCGGGAAGCGTGTTCACGTGCGCTTCAAGTTCGCCGTTGTCTTTCTGGCGGGTAAACACACCGGGGCGCAACCGCAACTGATTCGCCAGCGTGTATTCGACGCCTTTGTTCACGAACGTACCTGAGTCTGTCAGGTACGGAACGTTGGCTACAGTAGCCGCGCGCGTCGCAATCGGTTGCTGCGTTTTGTTATCTATAAGCGACCACGTGCCAACCATTTTTCTAGTCAGCGATCCTTGCGTAAGCACGGCTTTTTTTTGCGCCGCGCGGTTATAACGCTCTGGCCCGGCGTACTGCACATCATGCAGGCGGAGCGTATAAAGATCGTTTTGAATAGGCTCAATTGACTGCGCGCTACCGAGAGCCTTGTCGAAGATATTCTGCCGCAGCGATCCGACGTCACCGAAACTGCGGTGCGTTGGAGAAGCGGTTGGAAGCGGTGTAATTTGCTGTTCAGGTGTCGGCATGGCTGTTACATGCCTCGCGCGCTAGTCAACTCTTTTTTGTTGGCGAGTTCTTTAATACTGGCTAGTTCAACAGGATCAACCCATGGCGCGTCTAACCCGTGCAACCGCTCACGCGCCGCCCGTGAGGCTCGTAACAACTTCTCTTGAGAGTTTGCGCGTGTTTTATCGTACATGTATTTCGCGCCGAGTGCGCCGCCGCCAAGCAGGGCAGCGCCGCTTAACAGTTGCGGCGCCGCCAGCGTGTTTTTCACTGTATTACCGAGCCACCCACCGTCGTTAGGGCCATACGCCGGGTTGGGCGGTGAGATAGTATTCTGCAGCCAGCCTAAAAATCCGCCGTTTTCGTTTTCATTGCTTTTTTTCTCGTACAGCGCATAACATTTATCCAGCCCGGCGTTCAACGCCACCTTTTCTTCATCAGGTTCGTCGAGCAGCGTTTTAAAATATGCGTCGCGCGCACTCTGTACGTTGTCTTTGTTTTTCGCTTTGTGGTCGTCAGCCGTTAACGCGTTTACAGCAGAAGCGCCGCCATAAACGCCGGCGGTTCCTGCAAGAACTGGCAGTAAATAAGCGGCGGCTTGATATGTCGATGTTGGCGCTGTGTATTTCTCTGATGGAAAAAACCTGTGGAACGGAATAACGTCAGTTATTTTGTGCGGCATACTTCTACCGAGCATCTCGGCGGCGTTCGGCGACGCGATACCCGCGCCGACTGTGCCAGCCGCGCCGCCCACGAGTCCAGCACGCAAAGCGCCCTTTAACTTTTTACCTTTTTCGGCAGTCATGGCCCCGTACAGCGCGCCAGCGCCAGCGCCGCTTACAGGCAACGCTAAAGAACTGACAAGGTCGGCAGCGTTTGCAATTTTATTTGTAACGAACGACGGCGGTTCGGCGGAGACAGCCGAAAGAGAGGCCTGCTGTTTATTTTTCTGCTCTTGTTCGTTTTTGTAGTCTTTAAGCAAGCGATACAAACCCATACCGCCGGCGCCAATCGCTCCGCCGGCGAGCATACTGTGCATTAGTTTTGTGCCGTAATAACGATACACATCGTTTTCAGTCGGCGTTTGTGTTGCGTTTACCGGCATAAGACACCATTTATTTAGTCGGGATAACGCCGTAGATTTGACCCCACTCTAGCCAAACCCTGAAATGTTTTTTTTCATCGTCCCAGTGATCGGACCGGCGTTGAAGGGCGTACCACTTGTTCAGTATTTTATCGTTTATGTCGTCAAACTCTGCTTTTTGATCTACATCCCACAACTCGAACATTTTAGACTTGAAATCAAGCCTGTAATCAATCTCATCGACTTCTTCTTGCTTTAGATTTGGTATATTGCCGTTATTGGAAAGTACTGGAAAACCGTCCGGAGTACCGGGCCACTGGAGCGTGTGCTGCCCGTGTTGTGTACCATTAATTTCACCGAAGTACTTCCTTGTACTCACATTTCACCTATCGTGTTTGCCGAGCAGCGCGATATTGCTGGTACGCTCGCCGCGATTTTAAACGATCTGTATACGTCTTGTATGTTTTCGCTAATTCTTGCGCTTTAATGTCGTCTGGCGTAATTTCCGGCTCGTCCATTTTTGCGGCGCCGTAGCCGAGACCACCGCCTAAAGCCAAACCAAGACCGGCCGGTAAACCAACGATACCCAGACCAGCCAAATCAAACAGACTGTGCTCTGCCTGTTTCAACAAATTTGCCGCTTCTTTTACAGGCAGATTGTGATCCGCACAATAAGCAGCGAAACCCATCTTAAATGCGGTTTTGGCGTCTACGCTATCTAAATCCATGTCACTCTCCCGGCAATATTAACTTTTTGGGCGGATTTGCATTCCCACCCATTGTAAAGTCTGGAGTGACCTGTTTTCCAGTGTCTTTTCCTCGTGGGAGATCGCCGGGCATGGAAGTAGAGAAGTTAACATTACCGGGGAGGGCTAGCCGGCTGCGTTTGTGCGGCCGATGCTTTAAAAACCACGCGTCGACAACGGGGTCGGTTCTGTCGCCCTGCTCTTTGGCCTCGTGCGTGCAAGCGATCATTTCTTCGACGGCTTTGATTAGATCAGCGCGGTCGGCCGACAGCCAGATCGCTTTTGACGGGTTCTCGGCGGCGATCACACGCATCCGCCGGGCTTCTTCGCTCAAGGCTTGGGCGCGCTGGAGAAACTCTTTACGAGTCAGAACGAAGAACTCGCCACTGTCTTCGTCATGCAAGCAGACAAAGCCATTCTGGGCGTAAAACTTCAAACCGCGAAATGTGTAGCACTTCCCATTGACCTTTTTTAAATCAGGCATGCAGCACCTGTAAACCTATATGTCGGACGTTATACAGCCTTACGCCTTGTATAACGGACATTGACCATTTGGGCAATCGCTGGTTTTGTAGCGATTCGGTTCCGACTTCGGGACTTTTACATCCGGCATCGGTGCGCCCTTGGGTTCGCAATCCGGGCAGTCGGTCCATTCGATACCGTCGCCGCTACGAATCCTGCCGGTGCCGCTGCAGCGTTTGCAGTCCTTGGTGTCGATTAATGGTTTTGAGGGCGCCGGATCATTCCGCAAAGCAGAATAAGCAGCCTCTGCAGCGACCACGCCGACAAGGTCTTTTTGGGGCGGTGTGGCATGGGCAGTACCCGAACTTGTCAGCAAAAACAGCCATTCAAACATGAAACACCTATGAATTAACGTGACGTGTCGCAATACGTAACAAATTGCAACATATCCGCTGCTATATGTTACCCAGAGAGCCATAACTCTTGAGTTTTTTCCGGGGCCAACCGCTGACACCAGAAAACGCGATCATGTACCGATTTTTAAGGTCGGACCACTTCGCCCAGAACGAACCGATCGGAATATTGATATTTGTGCCGAGAATTTTACGGCCGCCGTCATTCCACTGACCCCACGAATTTTGGACTAATATCAGCGGCTCGCCGTAAAGTTCAATTATTTCCGGCCGGTCGTCAACGCCTAAATAAGCAAGGGCGTGAGCCCAGCCCTTCATCGTGCGCTTGGAAAATCCGTTCTCATCTCTTTCAGCCGACCACGATTCGCTACCGCACGACGACACGCAGTAACCATTCGCCAGCAGGTCGCGCAGTGTTTCGTAATCTTCAACTTCGGTGGCCGTGCGGATTAAATGGTCCTTACCGACAGCCAACCACGATTCCGGTGGCGTTCGCGAGCCGTAAAGCCCGGCATTGCGCGAACTATATTGAGTGAAGTCGACGTCGATTTCGTCGTACTTCTTACGCAGCCACAGGCCGCTTTCTTTCAGCGCTACTTGGGCGGCTTCCACGCACGACCAGCCATCACCGCCGTGCCGGCGCCAATTGTAAAACGCTTCCGTCGCGATCACGCCGTTGAGGCGGGCTGTGTCGCTCACTTCGGGCGCGCCTTCTAACCGGCCGCTGACTTCATCTTCTTTGCCGCTCGTAATTTCGCAGCACAGTGTTCCAAGGCACGCGTTTCGCGTCGACCAACTTACACAGTCGCCGCGGCCCTGCGCGCCACCCGGCAGCGAATCTGGGTATAACTTTTCGATCTCTAAAAACGGAATGCTTAACTTGCCTTTGCCGCTATTCTCAAGACCATAAGACCGACACGCCATACGGCCGTCAGGTGTACCGCCGGCGTCAGTAATCGCCATGCGGAACTCTTGGATTTTTTCCAGCGTCGGGGCATACGCGCCGATAAAGCCGGTTTCGTAGGAAGCGACTACGTCAAAGACGTTCTCGAAAAAAGTTTCTTGCGTGGCCATGCCTACTCCAATTATTAATGGCCCACGCCCCGCCGCAAAAAGCAGCGGGGCGGGACCTGTGAAAACTCAGGCGTCCCCTTCGGGTGCGCTGTCCGTGTTGTCAACAACTTCAGGAGCAACCGGCTCGTCGGGCGTCACCGTAGTTTCGCTTACGAGGGTTACACCGATGCTTCCCGGAGCCGAAGGCGCCAGCGTATCCAGCGCCACGAACACCAACGAAGCCGGCTCTGAGCGATTTCCGGCGTCATCCACGTCAACCAGCGTTAACTCAACCGACGAGTTTTGCAGCGCCGTGACGGTACCAAGGTCCGTCATGTTGCTAGCAAAATAAACAGCCGGTTGTGCGTCGCCGTTCACAGCAACGACCAGTTCGCGGGTTACCACGTCCGAGTCCGTTACCGCTGCAGCCACCACACTGTACGTCAGCAAATCTGCCATGTAATCTCTCCTTATTTGCACCACCGATAACCGCGGAGTGACGACCACCCGCGCGTTACACACCGCATACAGGATAGCAAAGACGAGCAGTGCTACCCATAAATAGAAAAACCAAGTTAATACCATTGCCCCTCCTACTCCACACGATGCCGCACGATGGCGGCATAATGTTAGCGTGCTGAATTGGCAATAATCTCGCACGCTTTGGTCAGTTTGAGTTGCGTGTCGGCGTTCCCCGGCAGCACATCGTCTGTCCCGAGAACGCGCTTGAATACGTCATTAATGGCAACGTCGAGGTTGGGGTACTTCCCAACCTGCTCGACGGCGAGTTGCAGCGTGTTTGCCTGTAACTCTGCCCACTTCTCTGTCGTGTTGATACGCTGACCCTTGTCGCGCTTGAGCACAAACTGCAGGCCTTCGTAAATGCTGACAACCCGACCCTTGTCTTCGGCCGTGGCGTCTTTCAGTAACGCCGCGATCACTGGGTCTGTTTCGCCCGCGGGAACTACGGCGTCGGGCGTATTTGTAGGTACCGGGATTTTAACGCCGTTCGGAAACACAACCGACAGCAACAAAAGTAAACCGGCGACCCAAACTAACTTCTTCATAAAACACCCCTTACGTTCAGGTTCAGACACTGCTCTTCGTTGGCTTTGTTTGCTCGACAATCACGCGCAGCAAATTGGTGCAAGCCTCGACGCCATCCGGGCAGTCTTCGGCGGCTAACTTGTCGCGGAGTTCAGTGACCGACAGCAGATCGCTTACGATTGTGGCGGCAATAGAAGACTGCACAGCCAGCCCACTCTTTTTCGTCGTAAATTTCTTCACGGCGGCGAGTAGTTCATTGCGGTAAGCAGCCGCAACGACAACAGAAAATAACACTAACGCCAACATTTGAAATTGAGTCATAATTTTTCTCCTGCAGAAGATGTTTTCATTGTATCAAGTTTTAGGGACTAGAACATACGGCTGGCCGTTAATAACAATTTCGCCGCCTAATTGAACGCCGGCGCTGGTAAACGAGTACGGCGCGGTTCGTTTGCCGTACAGGCGAATCATCTCATCAATGTCCTCTGCCTGCGGTTTAGATACATTTGGGTCGTAATAGGGCGCCATTAAAGCGCCAAAATTTAAGTGACCCAGACCGAGGGCGTGACCGAGTTCGTGGCAGATTACCGCGACGGCCATGTTAAACGACCAGTCTTCAGCCTCGTCAAACATCTGGTCGAGTTGGATGTGCGACGCCACGTCACACGGCAACTCGCTCCACGCCAGCGTTCCACCGCGAGCATCTAAGTTGTTTTTCTTGCCGCGGCCAGAACGGGCATAAATATTCGCCACTTCTTTGCGCTCGACGCGCTTTGGATTGATATCGCACACTTCTGCCCATTGCCCGAACGCGATGTCATACGCGCTGGCAATTTGCTCTTGCGTCATCCCGGGAAGTTTAATGTCGTGATAATACGAGATTTCCTTCATCGGCCAGCGGCACATGCTGCCGGTTGGCGATGTTAAACCAAAGTCTGGAAGGCCGCAGCGACGACGGCTAACGCGATGGGCCGTCTCTTCGTTTACACGACCAGACGCGGACAAGCCGTTGAACTTCTGGTAGGCCTTTACAGCCTTGGCCAGATCAGCGCCCCGAATGCTTTTTACTTTGTTCCACGAAAGGTCACCGAAATAACCGAGGTTATAAAGATAGCGCAGCATTTCAGCCGGCGGAATGACGTCAGAGTCCGTGACAGATTTTGTTGGCTTCCGTGCCATAGATTCCTCACATGTCTTGGGCTAATGCGATCAGTTCTTTAATAGTGTCGTCGTCTGAGTTTTCGCCGATTTCGTACACAGCCGTCAAAAGCGGGTTTACGTCGCCCACGCCAGACTGATAATCGGCGCAGCAGTTATGCCACAGTGCGTTTAAACGACGGCGTAAGCGTACCAGCCGACGGGGCGGCAACGAGCGAACGTCTCGAATATCTTGCACAAGGTCATCGACGCTGCGTTTTTCACGACAATGAATAACGATCTGCACAATGATTGAAATAATCATTACGATCGTGACGGGATCAAGTTGTACCGAGTTATCGACGCGGAACTGAATCTCATCAAGAAGTTTTGATTGCAGTTTTTGAAGTTTTGGAGACTGCGCAATCCGAGCAGCCAGTTCGTCGTGCGTCATTATTTTGCGCGCAGTTTTTCAACTGCTACCGCCTCCATGTAGCGATAGCGGGCTGAAATCTTCTGGATTTGCACGGCGTTCTGGCCGGCGATGTATTTCCACACAAGCAGGCTGTTCACCACGATTACCTGTGCCGCGCCGAGTAACGCCGTAGCGGCCTTAGTGACACCCTCTGCATGCGCTGTGTCAATCCAGCCGATGAGCACAGCCACGGTAATTAAATTAGTAACAGCAGCGCCAGCCATGGTCCAAAACGCCGGCGTCAGCCACGTTTCTTTCTCGGGCGCTGTGTTCGCGAGTTCGTTCAGTACGCGTAAGTCGGCGGTGACAGTATCGATGCTTTGTTTGATGTTGTTGTTCATAGTTGCGTCCTTAGCGATTAAAGATAGACGGGACGATAGCATGCATCATTCCGCCCCATAAACCCATGTCCTGTAATTTTTCTTGACCCGCCGGTGTTAAACCAGCCATAGCCGACAATGCCCGGCCCGCGATATTGGCAGTCGCAAGCCCCACGCCGGCTGATGCAATACCACGAATAACGTCAACAGGCCGAATAATTGGCGAATTTTGCGCTGTGCTTATTCCGCTCATTAAGCCAGTTGCCGCAGCAGCATAGGCGGGCGGTGTGTACTGCGGATTACCAGTATACATTCCCGTCTGCACATCGTTCCATGCCGCCGCGTTAAATTGCGGCACGGAAACAGTCGGCGCATACAAAGAGCCAGCGTTATTCGTGTTGTACATAAAGCCAACTTTTTCGCTGCCCGGTAAAAACGGTACTTCCGTCGAGTTTGGCGTAAGCAAACTTCTGAAAAATCCTTGCCGCATTTTTTGTGACGTGGCGTACGCGTTGTTGACGCCGAGGCCAATTCCGGCAGCAGCGCCAGCAAGTCCTAAATTACGGCGAAGCGTGCCGCGGCGGACGTAACGCTCTGGAAACAAGTTCTCAGCCAATGCGCCTGCGCCGTAGCCAAGACCGCCAAGCATAAGCGCCGAGGTCAGGCCATTAGATAACGGTGTCGCGCCGCCAAGCACGTTGTTAGCGAAATCAAACGCCGCGCCGACATACGGAACCTTTGCTTTTTTGATAAGTATTTCCTGCTCCCAGTCTGGCTTGGCCGACAGGCTGTTGCGCAATAAGCAGCAACGGCCGTCGATACCCGCGAGTTTCGTCGCAGCACAACCGGGGCGGTATAAAACCAGCGTGTCGTTAGCGACATCCCACGTAGCCGTCGTGCCCGCAAGGTCACCGGTTTGTTCTGCTATCTTTTCGTAGGCGCACCGCAGCATCGTCGCCTGTTTCACCAGTTCGGCGACCCGATTCGGTACGTCTTGCCATTCAGCGAGCGTTGTCATATCAGCCCCACATATTGAACACGCTAAGCGCAAATTTCAGCACGACCATAATCCACGCCACAAAACCACTGACAGCAAAAAAAACAATCGCCGGGACTGTGACAAAAAGCGGCAGCAGTTTTTGAAACGGTATTGAGCGCAAAAGAATACCTATGCGCAGCCACGGAATACTGCCGGGCGTGTCGACAACGGGCGTTTCTGGGTTTTCAGGCTGCGGCTTCTTTTTCCACAGGTCATTGAGTTTATCAATCAGGTTTTTCATTGTTGGCCGCCTAGCATTCCGAGAATCTGATCGCCATGGTGTTCGATAAATGTGTCTAACGGGTGCGGCTGCGGAAGTTCTCCACGAAATGCTTGGAGCATACGTTTATGACGGAACTGCGGGCTCAGTGCCGACATGTACATATCGTGGTTTCGTTGTGCCTGCATCATGAAGTCGCCGCGCTGTTTCATGTCCGTCAATTGGTTTTGAATATTTTGAAACACAGGCTTAGTGTGATCATAACGAATTGGCTGTTGCGCGTTTAGAAAGTTTAACGCTTGGTTGCCGTACACGCTGCCGGCTTGCTTACCTGTCACCATCCGCACAATCGCCGGCATCTGTGACGCTGTGACCTTTTCCATCAGCGTTTCTTTTTTGTAGTGTTGGGGGTCTTGGAGCAAATGATCTTTGGCAATTTCTTTGGCGATTTGGTCATTTCGTGTGTGTTCGTGCTCATCTTTTTGTCCTTCGGCTAGGGCTTTTGGAGAAATTTCCCGATCGGGAACATTATCGGCTTTTCCACCCGGTAACAGGTCTTTTTGTCCCGAGCGGGAAAGTTTTGATCCCGAGCGGGAAAATTCTGCGGCTTTCAACTCGCCGCGGCTTATCGGGCGTTCGAACGGCTTTTGCTCTGCTACGCCTTTACCAGTCTCATTGGCGTACAGGACGTTTTTCTTTCGCACAGCGACCGTAATATGGAACGGCTGGTTTTCTTTAGGCAGCGCCGATAAGCCGTAGGTGCGCCGAAGTGCCGAGAGTTCCGGGCTGGAAACTTCAATGACCCAGACTTTGCTAATGCCTTCGATGCCGCGGACGTCAATTTCGCGCAACGAACCCAGCGAGTAACAAAAGGCGTGGCCGCGCTCGTTAATGCGGTCTTCTCCGACGCTTTTTACTTCATCAGCCGTCATGACCGAGATGTGCGCGTTCAAGAGTTCTGCGTCCACGTTCGGGACGTTCAGAAGCCCGGCCTTGGGAAGTTCCACGCCCGGCACAGCCAGCGCGTCGTATACGCCACGCACAAGGGCGTTAGGCACCGAGAGGAGCAACCAGCCACTTTTGGCCAGATACAGGCGGCCAGAGAGCGCGTGGTTCGTCGCGGCTTGCTTGTTGCCGCGGTACAGCCAGCCAAGCGCGTTTCCGGCGTGGTAGGCGGGCTGGGTTGTGATATCTTTCTCGACCCAGTCTTCATGAATAACAGAAAAGCCAGCCATGGCAGCCCCGCTTAGTTCTTGGGGGCAATCGGGCTACTGGTGTTGTACGGGTTGCTATCTTGAACTTTTAAATGCTGCGCATACGTCGCGGCAATAAGAAGTACCCACGCGCACAATGCCGCCATGCCCCACGCCATGATGCTCATTTTGTTACGAATGTGCTGATTCATCGTCGTCGTCGCCGTTACTGTGTTGATCGGTGCCATGAAGGTCCCTTTCGTGCGTAATTGTGACGCGGATACCGGCGCCAGACAAGAGTGATATCAAAATGTCTGTTAATGTTCCGCCGCCCATTCCGGCGATAACACAAATGCCGATTAACCCGTAAATATTGCGTGCTTCGCTGTAATTCTGGTACCACAACAGGGCGATCGCCAGACCTATGAAGCCGGCGTTGAGCATCGCGCTGAGTACCGATAGTTTAGAAAGTTTTTTAGAGAAACGCAAAAGGGTAGCCAGACCGGCAAACGACGAAACGCCAAACGCGCTCGCAAACACCGACAAAGACATTAAATTTTCTTCGTTCATCGGTGTTAACTTCAATCTCAGCCTTTATTTACAACTAGTGGTGTGTACCGTAAGCCCTCGCGATCCCCTATCCGCGAGTCCGACCCCGGTCGAAACCGGGGATTCACAGCAACTTTCGAGGAGAAGAAATTTCTCCCGTGCGGTATTTGCTGCGCCTCCATTCGTGTCCACGACTAACCTGACCACGAAACCATTTCTGTCAGAAAAACATCCCTGTTTTTCTTACAAAACCTAACCAGCCGACCGCCACGACTAACTTACGGCACACACCGATTATACGTTTTCTGGAATAAAAACGTCTAGTTACGCTATTTAATGATTATTGCCTGTGACGCAATAATCCTTAAATACAGTACCGGCGAATTTTCAACGACCAAGAAAGCGCGCTATTGTCAGATATAACGGGCGGGCTCGTTGCTGCATAGCCCTGCTGGCTCGGCAAGATCGAGCCAGTCGGGGTCGGCGAGTTCTGGGAACGCTGCGATAGAGCGCGCCACAAGGGCGTGCGGTGGGAGCGTCCAGATAAATTGAGAACTCGTTAACGACATGAAATATTCACTCATCAGAAAGCAGTGCGCGTTCACATTGCACAGCGCGTCAACTGTTTCAGCGTTTGAAGCCCGGCACCAAACGCGCTGTTTAGATAGCAGTGCCGGCGGGATAGCCGTGTGGCCGGCGTCGTGCGGGAGCAGAAAGTTGCCGTTGTAAAAGAGTACGTCAATGCACACGTGCCAGCCTTCTTTTAAGGCTTTTTGAATATACGGCAGCGTGTTTTCTTTTTCTGCTTGGCGGCCGTCGATGTTGCCGAGGTGCGAAATAATAATACCATCAAAGCGCGGCCGACGACCCATGGCGACATCCTTGTCTTTAACGCTGCGTTATCAATAAGAAAGGCCCATGGTACCAAGTACCGATGGGCCTGTCCACGTGACAGATTTTTCAGAAAAAATCACGCCGCTGTTTCGCTTGACACGACGCGCTGCAGTTTTTCTTTGATCAGCGCGAGTTGTTCCGCGTTGAGTTTGGTCGGATTGGCCAACTCAAAAAAGCCACGCAGCCAGTTCAGGAATTCTTTTTCAGTCATAGCAACCTCAGAGAACTTTCGCTGCGATGAGACAACCACGAGCCACGGCGTGCAGCGGGTCGCGCGCGTGACGAACTTCTTTGACCGGCAACGGGAATTCGTTGTCGGCAAGTTTCTTGGCGAACACGTCGACGAATCCTTTGGCCCGCGAGGTTCCACCGCCGATCACAATCGGCAGCGGCTCTTTGAACTTGGGTAGGGCTTTGTGCCCTTTCATAGCCGCCGCCAGCGTCTTCGTGGTGTAGTCGATCAGGCGCTCGTAATACGCCTGAACAGCCGCCAAAACAGTGTTCTCTGACACCGGCCCGCCTAGCGTGAACTCGCCCTGCTCTTTCTCGGCCTGCACCACGCTGTCGGGCTCTGATGTTGCTACCGCGGCCATGCGGTCTACCCAGTCGCCTGACTTCGTAGTGCTGAACATGACAGTAGGCTCGCCGTTGAGCATCACGCAAACGTTGACCATGCCGGCGCCGCAAGACAGCGCCACGCCAGTGTAGTCGTCATGCTCCAGTTCTGAATAACATAACGCCTCAGCCTCGTTGATGGCCTTGGGCTCGTAGCCGCAACCAGACAGCACAGACTTGACGACGTCTTCGTGGTAGCCGACGTCAAAATCTTCGTCTTCTTGGTCTACAGGCTGGGCTGGAATACAGAACACGATCTTCTCGCCCTGTTCTTCGGCTTGGCCCACGACTTCTTTAAGAATGTAAGCCAGCACGCGCTTGGCTTCTTTCTCCTTGGGGCTGACCACGCCACGGTACATTGGTCGCTTAGCCGAGTCGTTGCGCTCGACGGCTTTCTCGATGGCGTCTTGGCCGAGAATAATGAACTTGCCGTCTTCGTCACGCACAAAGACTTTGCCCTGCAGGCCCTTCTCGATCATCTTCGTCGCAACTGGCGTGCTCGGCTTGATAACATAAAAAGCGTCGCGGAACTCCTTGTACTCTACATAGTCCGTCTGGTCGTCGCTGGTAAAACTCACGGGCATTTCGCCGCCAGAGGCCAGCACGATAAACGAAGTTCCGACGTCGAGTCCTTTGGGCATGATTACCGTCCTTTGAGTTGCGCCAGTTTTGACACTGACTGATTGAGCGTGTCCTGCTGGGTTGTCTTCTTGCCCAGTTCCACGTCGTTTACTTTGCTAATGTTGTCGGTCTTAATTTCCGTGACAAACTTGCTGGTGTCAATGGAAATCTGGCCGACTTTCTCTTCGACTTCAGCCCGCGCTTTGTCATGTTTTTTTGCGAAAAAACTTGACGGTTCTGGCAAGTTATTTACAGGCTGCTGGCGTAAAAGGCTGTAAATACCGTCTAGCCGCGCGATCACATATCCCAGCACAACGCCGCTGAATCCAGCCGCGATGCCGACTAAGTAAATATTCATGGGGCCTCCAAAACCCCAAGTATACACTTAATCTTGCTCTGGCAGTGTTTCAACAGCGTGCCGCCCCTCGTTGTACCGAAGGATTTCTTGCGCGTCGAACACGTCAGGCGCGCATGTGGCGGCTGCATAGATATCATACGGCCGAGGGTAATGCCGCAGTAACCACAGGGCTTCTTCGCGGACAGCCTTGGGAATTCTCTTGATGCCGTCTTTGTTATACGGGCTGAGTAAGCGCACGAGAAAGTCATGCGTGTTAACGACTGCCCGGGTTCGCTCATATGGTAGCGTCATTTTTTTATTGTCGCGAGATAGCCGGCATAGTCCATGTACACGGGCCACGACGTTGCCGCATAGGGCATTCCGCAAACTGTCGCGGTGCTGTTTTTGTCAGTCCCGGCAAAGTCCACGGTCGGGGCCATGCTTTCCACGATAGACGCCAGCGTACAAATGCGCAGATTTAACTCGCTGACGACGGCTTCTAACTTCTCGATGCGCGTCTTTTTCTTCGGCGCGGCACTTTTCTTTTTGGCTTTTGTGGCTTTCTTGGCTGGTTTCTTTTTCATGGCGTCCATACCTTAACGGGGTCTACGTTACCTTTAGTGAACACGGGCAAAGTCTCGCACACGGGAAACATATCTTCAAGGCGTTCAAAGACTGTTTTGTCTGCCGCGCCAATACCCTCGGGCATGTCGTCGATCCAGATATCTATTTTATAGCCCAGCGCTAATGTTCTGTCGCGCTTAGGAGAATGGTTGCAAAAAATAATGTCGTGCAGCAGGCTGTAGGTTTTCTCGCCAAAAACTGAGAATACTTCACGCCGAGTAAACGCGCTCTCCGTCCGTCCAGTTACGCAAAGAACTTTATGCCCGCGCCGAACAGCGTGCCAAATAAAAAAGCGCCAAAACTCGACGTCACTGGTAAACGTGCGGTCGAAGTCTATAGCGATAGTAGTGTGCCGAAACGGCGTCATGCGTGCCAGTCGCCCATGTATTTCACGGCTACGTACGTGCCAATAAAAGCGCCGATAGCCAGCGGAATGAGATATAGCGGGTTGTGAAGATAGTTCATCACGCCGTACGCGCCGAGACTGTATAAAACAGCGCTGATGGCGCTGGCCGCAAGAGCCTGCCGGCGGCTGACGCAGATGACGTACAGCGCGTACAAGATATCAAAGAACACATAAACAACGAAGACTGTGAGCGCCGTCCACCAGTTAAAATCTTGCATCTTATAGCCCCATGTTTCGCCGCGTGTCGTACCCCCGCAGCAGACAGTAGTGATACTCGCACGCGTTGTACTCAGGCGAGTTGTAGCCCAAAAAATAAGCGAACTTTTTCTCGTAGTAATGCACATCGAACAGCGCGGCTAACTCTGGCAATTTAAAGTTTGATTTATGCGCCTCGTAAGCGTTGTTCTCGTACTCGTCGTTCTGCGGCAGGTTTGTCGGCCAGAGCGCCATCAGCCAGTCGGTGCGGTACAGCATAAAGTCCAGCACGTCGATAACCTCTGAGCGGAACAGGTGCTCCAACACGTCTCCAATTACGACTAAATTAGATTTGTGCCGTACGTGCTGGACCATAAAGTCCTGAACGCGCATGTTATGCACAGTATCGTAAATACCGCTCAACCCGAACTCGTTTATGTAAGACGCTGTGGGCTCAACGGCAATGAGCGCCGCGGTCGGAATGTTCTCGCGGACTATTTTGCCGTACTTGCCAGACCCCGGGCCAATATCTAATACGACCTCGGGCGCCAGCGTTTTTACGTGGCGCGCAATTAGGTCGTTGAATACCGGAAACGAGGTTGGCACAGGCTAGCCCGCTTAAACGTACTTTTTACTGCTGGTATCGTCGTCATTGTTATTGCGCCGTGATTCGCAGTACTCGTCTAACTCAAACAAGGCTTTGAACGTATCGAACGTCCGCCCAGCCCGCAGGCGAGCCATAACAGCCATACCGATCAGCGCGTTGGCCACGTCATCGGTCGACACGATGTCGTCGATCACGGCCGCGGACAGCAGTTCAAGATCATCAGAAAGCCCAAGCAGGTTCGTAATGTCATTTTCTAAATCAAAGCGATCAGCCATGGTGTGTACCTCCGTGTAGAACTGCCCGAGTAGGATTCGAACCTACAACCTACAAATTAACAGTTTGCCGCACTACCGTTGTGCTATCGGGCATTGCGGTGTTGTTATCACTGCTCGTCAGGATAGCCCGATGGCGTGCCGCGCGCAACTGATTTAAAGGGTCGCGTGAGGCGCGCAATGGCAATGCCGTCGCTAGCCATGATTTGCCGCATCTTTTCGCAGTCTTCGTAACTGTCTTTGAGTTGGTCTTCGTAAAAGATAGTTAAATACGCCGCGACCGTCGGGTGCGCCGCGCGTAACTCGTCGATTTCGGCCAGCCGTCGGGCATAGTTATCGGCCACGTCGGACTCGATCAAGATGGCGTGCGCTAAGATATCTTCTACGAGCATAAACTTCGGGAACACGTGGCCGTCGGAAGCCGGTTGCCGGTACGCCAAGCCGATTAGGCGTCGCGTGAACGCAAGCACGTGGTCCATTTCGCCTTTGGCCGCGTCGGACAAGAACTCGCTGTACTCTTCAG